TTCATCATCTTCGTCATCATCAACGTCAACAATATTACCATCTTCATCTACGTACACATACTCTTCATCATCTTCGTCAACAATATTACCATCTTCATCTACGTACACATACTCTTCATCATCTTCGTCATCATCGCTATGTGATAGAGCTTCTTCTAAACTAGCCTGAATCATAAATTCCATTACGTCTCTCTGCTCATCAGTCATGCTATCTACCACATCACCAACTGTTCTATTACTCATTTTACCTCCATCAGCACTGTGTGATACATATAATTCATCATCATCATGATAAATATATGCTTCAGTAATATCTTCATCCGAATATACATGCTCTATATATGGAACGTCTATAGTAGCTCCTGGATTTGCTCCAGCCAGTACTAAACTAACCTCTCTGATTGTTCCATGCATTACGTTTTGTCCAATTTTCTTAAGTTTATTTGCAAAAATAGAGAAGTTAGAAACATCCCCATGTCGAACAACATTCTTAGCATGTTCTCCGGATTCAGTATCGTTACAATATGCATATGCATATACACCTTTTGGTCTATTTTCCAGATATGCATGCCCCAATATGGTTACTGGTTCATCATGTTTATGCTGCCAAACCAATGGTACTTTTTTACCGTTTTGTTCGACAAATGCATTCTGTAGAATAGTGACACCGTCTGTGCATTTTATATCATTTCTTGTCGCCCAGCCACTAAAGTCTGGCTTTCCGGGCAACCAACTAGGATACTGTACCGGCATATTATTCCTCCTCTCCGTATTCATTTTGAGTTTCTGCATATTCTGCGTTACTCTGATTTATATTTTTATTTCTTAACTCGTCAGCATTTGGGTCTGTTGACGGTCTGAAACCAATTATTGAACGAACCTCATTTGATGTCATGATTTCGTTTCTAGTCATTCTATCTGCGATATCTGCTATCTGATTTACTGGAACTAACTTAAATGGATTCTTAATAAATAATACTTTTTCATCTTTATACTTCAAGAATTTTCTAGTAAGTTCATCGGTTAATGCCATAAGTATAGGTTCTAATGTATTCGCATGAAAATTAAGCATTGTTTGTTCATCTGCGGAACCATCTAATATTTTAGGACTTATACCTAATTGACCAAACAGAAGATTAGTCAAATACTCTATTTGTTTTTGCAACTGATTTTCAATTGGTCTATTTAATTGTACTATCTTTTCCGTTCCATCAGTATAAGCTATACCATACTTATGATTTTTAAGTTGATCTTCAATCTCCGCGATTCTTTTCTGTGCTTCTTTCCTTCTAGCATCTGTTTTTACAACATAAGGTAATTGCAAAATTATATCTAGTTTTCCAGAACATGCATCGTTATCCAATCCATCCAACAAATTCATTTTATGGATTAATCTTTTTGCAGTAGAATTCGGAGCATTCATTGTTGTATAGAATGGATTCTCGATGATCGCCACATCACTTTTAGGTAATGTAATATATTCCCTCATCCCGGTCTCCTCATTATATAAGTTAACCTTAACCATCTTCGGATACCATGTAACAATCTTGCCAACTCTCATAGATAGAATTTCTTCATCTTCAGTATCATCTTTTGGAATATCTTTATCTACTGGAACTATACATATGGTACCTTCATCCAATAGAGTTAAGACAGAATCAATAATAAATTGTCTACCAGACTGGTCTATATTTGCGCTTAATGATAAGCACTCGTTTAAACCAGAATCTATTGGAGCTAAAAAATTATTATTTTCATCAATCTCAGCATGGATTATATCAACTGCAGCAACACTAGTAGCTATTCTATTATATATAGAATTAATAATTGTATTATTCCTACTACTAGTTATCGACGGTCTATCCATTCGCATTCCATACGATGAACCATAATCATAATCGCGGATTGTTGGGTCACGGGATGTGAACGCATTCCACGCTCTACTTATACGTTCTGTTATAGATGCCATGTGTTATCTCCTTACTTTTTTAATTTCTTCTTGAATTCTGATAATTTAGACTTCTTCACCTTCCTAACTTTAGGTATCTTCATAGAGTTGAATGCTTTTTCAGCCGCACGATTGACAGTATTCATTTTTCGTCTACCGTATTCCGTAGTCCTATCATACCCATAGTTATTAGGTCTTACTGTATTTCTTCTAGCCGAAGACGCAGCATTAGCAATTTTTCCAGCAGCATTATTACCATATTTATTTTTATTACGCTTTAAATTTTTTCCATTTCTTTGATTTATCCTTGAAATATTTTCAGCGCGCTTTTCTAATGAACTCTTAGGAATAGCATAACCACCATTTTTCTGTTTAATTTTACGTTCATAATCTGCTCTTTTGACAATAGACCCCGCAGCACCAAGTTTTTTAACTTTATTCATTTGATGTTTACGATACTCATTTTTGGCATCTTTTTTTAAATATCTACCATAATTAACGGATTTATCAGTTATTTTTTTAGCAAAACGTCTTAGCTGTTTTTTATTTTTTGGTATCTTCTTATAAATCTGTTGCGTATTATATGGTGTATTTGTGGAACGTTTAATATGATTCGTAATTTCTCGACCAACTTTATCAACTGTACCTATTTGCTTAGCAACTCGTTTTTTACCGGATTCGGTAAAATTATTATCATAAATTGCACGACCACGCTCAATCATTTTTTTTGAATCAACTTTAGCATTATTTAATTCATCTTTAACCGTTGAAGCGACTTTCTTACCTTTTTTAATTAAATCTTCTGGATATATATATTTACCATTAATTATTTTGATATACTTATGTCTTTTGTTTGGTCCACGACCATGTTTTATCTCACTCATTTAAAACATCTCCTTGTTTCTTTTCCATGCCACATAGGCATCCATCATAGCAGCAACATTATCTATTTTTTGATCATGTCGTTTTTTATATAGTTTTCGATTGCCATTAGTATCTTCCAAAACTATACAATTACCCATCGCAAACGACATAAGCGATTGATCAAATAATAGAAGTCTATCTTCTGATAAATTCTTTAATTCACCAAGTGGTACTGATTCAGTTTTACTACCCTGTATAACTTTTTCAACACCGTAACTACCATTTTCACTACACCATCTAGTTACAAATTCTTGAGCATTATATGGATCATATCCAAAGCAATTTACTTCATATCCGCAATCTATAATATATTTATCTAGATCATCATATACATCCATCATCTCCAATGTTGTACCTTCAAATACAACTAAACTTCCCTCATTGATAAATTCTTGATATTTGACAGCCATTGCAGATGGTAAATTTCCAAAAGTTCTACTAGTTATATAACTTCTAGTCTTTATACCGAATTCATCTTGTCTTAGTGGGAATAAGAATGTAAATGCACAGAAGTCATCTCCTTGAGATAAGTCGGCGCCAAGAGCGCAAGGCATATTCCAATAATCTCTACGCATATGTGGTAATGTCTCTTCGTATGTAAAGAAATATGTATACCCTTCCATCGGTATACCAAATCTTTTTGCAAGAATATCATTTCGTGCGGCTGGATTATTCTCGGCTCTTTCAACATCTAACTGATATGTTTCATAAGATACAGTCTTTCCAAGATTTGGATTAGCCTTAACCCACATATCTGGGTCACCAACTTCTCTGACATCATCTAAACAATAATACCAGATCGATATATGTGGTGCATAATAATCCCCTCGGAGTATACTTTTTAACTCCATTTTGATATTATCACCAGAACCATTTCTAACTGTTCCTTCTGAACTTGTAGCTATGATTAACCAATCATCTATCTTTGATGCACCTTGTTCAATTGCTCCAATTGGGTCTTCTCGAATATCCCCAGATAACCATTCATCAACCGTTGCAATCTTACATCTTAATCCTTGCAACTTATTTATAGACATCGGTCTTATTTCTAACAACGAACCAGTTAATAGATTCTCAATACCTTTTTTAGTGGATGCTAACTTTTGTCTATTCATCGCACTACCGGTAGTATTTTGCATAGAACCATCTGTCAAAAATTTAAATAGCGGACCTCTGGCTCTAGTTATCGCAGTTCTAATCGGTGATAATATTTCATCAGCCTGTTTCATTGTAGGCGCTGTAGTTATTTGATGAGTTGTAGAAGTATCTATGTTTAAGAAAAAACTTTGAATCGTTGAGCCATATATAGATTTAGCTGCGCCTCTGGCAACTATCAAATATTGTTTATTAACTAAACGTTTCTTTTTTTTCTTTATAATATATTTACCACTAGACCCGTGTTTACCAGGAATAAATACTTTTTGGTCAATAAAATAAAACCAAGATAATGCAGACTCTGCCCATAGTTTGAATGAATCTAATAACTTTAAGTCTCCACCGTCAGTTAGTGTTAATTCATTCTCACAATATTTAACATATCCATCAATTGCCTTATCATCGTAGTAATATCTTGGGTCTGCTATGTATTCATCTATACGATTCATCTCCATAGAAACCCATTCATTTACTATTATCTCGCCACGAAGAACTTTATCACGAAATTCACCGTAATAAATTGGGATTGCCGTATTAGATAATGCCATTATTTCTTATATGGTTTCATATGTTTAGGTACATATCCATCGTCTGGAAGTTCAACATCTTTATATTTTTCTATAACTTTTTGAACTTCATTTGAAGTATTAGTATTTGCTAATTCTTTTTTAAACTTTGAATATTTACTATACGTATCCATTCCTTTATTAGCTAAATCTAAGAAGCCGCCAACTTTCTTTGTATCCGTATTTAAAAGTTTCTTAATGAACGATTTATTTGAATCTTTAGATATCTTATTTAAATCGTTAATTAAAGAGATTCTTTTCTTGGCCTCTTGTAGTTCATCAGTTGTCATAGAGCGATAATTCTTCATGACTTTTTTTGCATTTCCCTCCACTATCGCTTCTCTGATTTCCTTCTTCACTTGTTCGGCATTACGTTCATCCATCTTTTTCTTAATACTAGCAACTTTAGCTCTAGCAATACGGATCTTAGTATTCCGTTTTTTATCTGCTTTTTTTCTAGCACCTTTAAATGGCCCTTTATACTCTTTGTTTGTATCTTTAAGCTTTTTATTAGCAATCTGATGTAATGATTTAGAACCACCGGAGCCAAATGTGAACCGTCCATCTTTTCCATGATTATGATTAAAGTGTTTAATCTCGTCCATTCTTATCACCTCCAATTATCCATTTTTTACATCAAATCCAAGATTTTTTAATTCTTCTAATTCTTTAGCATCGTTTTTTAAATTTACATCCTTAATACTAATATTATCAGATAAATGTTTTTTAGCATTAAATATATATATCGGAGATTCAGCAAACATACCAGCATCGTTAGCATCTAGCATACCATCGTATCCTTGATTCTTAAGTTTTTGTACGTATTCTTTACGTAATATATCTATAGACATACTTGTTCTATGTCTTGGAGTTAATATAATATTAGAAAATTCTTTATATGTTTCTGCTATTTCTTTATCGGTATTTTTATTTATTGAATTTAATACACTTTTAATATTATTTCTTTTTGCATCATATAAAAAACTATTTCTAAATATATTTAGATATAATTGTCTATATTTCTTATCTCTCATAATGTCTTTAAATGTATCTATCTGTTTTATATACGATGGGATATTTACTTCTTTTTTTATAACCATTATATGCAAATACTTAGATTTCTTATACCCATCTAACTGGTCTATGTAATCACCATATTTTTTTAAATCATTTTTATTATTAATTACATACGTTGGGGTATTTTTTATTTTTTCATGTTTTGATGAATATCTATATACCACGCTTCCAACTTTTAATTTTGAATCCCGTATTAAATCAGCACGAATATTTAAATATTCTTTATCTTTATATGATTTATTAATATTAATATTCGTTTTTGTAAATGGTATCTTAATATTTATTATTTTTTTATTAACGTCAATAGTTTTATATGGGATTTTATAAAATTTCTTTCCCGATTTATTAATTATTATTGGCGTGGTTGAACCAAAAGTAAAACGACCATCTTTACCGTGGTTTGGATTAAAATGTTTTAATTCATTCATTTTTATCACCTGCAACCCATGTAGTTTCATCTAAATGTCTGTTTAAACGATATATCAACTCATTCTTTTTATCTTTTAACATCTGTAAAATCATCTGTGAAGCCGGAGGGTCAAATAATAATCTTACGGATATACAAATAAAAGTTTCAACATATGGTAATAAGTTTTTAACTTTTGAATCCAATCTTGGATACAATTTTCGCATTACTTCTTCCCATATTGTTTTATTTGTAACTTCGCTAAAATCCGGTTCACCATCAGCATCATCAATAACCCCTATGTCTATCATTTCAAGTAGACTCATTTTTGTATTATCCACTAATATTTCGTCAAATGAATCATCCTCTTTATGTATGCCTAAATAGTTTTTTACAGAAGTTAAGATCGGTGTCGATAATGCCATAATTTATACCTCAACTTCTTTTTTTATTTTATCAACCAACTTCTCTGAAACATATCCGAGCATTGGCTCTCCAAAAACCACAAGTGCTTTAAACTCTATAAATTTATTAACTACTTTTCCCTCGATTATAGTTCCAGAATCTAATTCTATTATAGTAGGGCTATCTAATATCGGTTTAGAATGTACTCTTGCGCCATTATTCAATCTATATTTCATATTAACCTCCTACCATAATTTAGTATCGCCGGTTTGTCTATCCCCAGATAACTTTCGTATCTCCTCTTCAGAGTCACCATAATGTATTCTTTTATGTGTTATATCTGAACAACAAATAACATTATCTAATGATAATACTTTATCACTTCGAGATAATAAGTCATCCTTAGTTATTGGTTCTATATGATGCACATATACTTTGCCAACTATTTTCATACCAGGAATTCCTAAATCATTATCCTTATCTCGAATGATAGCATCTCGTCTAAGTGCTTTCCATTCATCTGACTTATAGAATGTTTGATTTAATATTCTAGACCCTCCAAAAGTATCTTCGCCAATTATATTATTAGTTTGTAAATATTTTATTCGTCCATCATAATCTGGAATACACATAAGTTTTTCATATGTTTTAGTACTCATCTTCTTCCTCTTGCCCACTGTACACTTTAAATGCCTTCATTGCCTCGCTATACATCTCCTTCATCTCTTGCTGAGAACCTATAGCATCGGCCTTAGCTCTTAATACCTCATTCTCATTCTTCAACTTCTCCATCTCTAATTCGTTTCGAGACGATCCCATCTTTAGAAAATGTATTATCTCCTGTGAAGATGCTTTACCACTTCTTATTCGTTCCTCAGCAGCATCATAAGCTAACGAGATTAATATATTCTCTCGCTCCTCAGGTGTAGAGGCAATAGAGGTACGCTTCTTTTTATTCATATAAAACATCCTCCATTTGTAAATGCATCCTCAGTACTTTTTAAACCCATCAAATCGAACTATTAGTCTTGGTAAAAATTCTTTGAAAGGAGATAACCGATGTAACGAAAGGAAGAACTAGCAGTTTAAACGAACAAAGACTAAAGTTTAAATCTGGTGGGCTTAGAAAGTACTGAGAAAATCTCCCTCCGGAGATAATTTTAAG